CGATTTCTTCTGCGTCTGTAGGGTCGATCTCTCCGAGAAAGTTGCAAGGGACACAACCCTCCTCGATTTCTCTTCCATTGTAGATTACCTTTGCCCCGAGGAACCATAGGTGCTCTAGAGCTTTGAGTCGCCGCTGGCCGGCGACAAGGGTGTACTCGTCGTCCGCCCAACGGACTGTGATTGGATTGATGAGGCCGTTCTCGGCAATCGAGCCGGCCAATTCGAGGATCTTGGACTGGTCGAGGTCGCGGCGCTGCCGGTTGCTCTTGACGATGATGTCGTCGGCGGGTACGATGTGGACCTGCATGATTCCCCCCAGGTAAAAAGAAGGAGGGGCTCTGGGCGCCCCTCCAGGTGATGGACTACTCGTCGTCTTCTTCTGCTTCCTCGTCGTTGTCCTCTTCCTCTGCATCCTCCATCGCCGCCTCATTCGAGGCAGAGATGGCTTCCTCCAGTGCGAGCAGCCTGGTCTCAATCTCATCCAGCTCGGCCGATTCGCAGATATCCTCGAAGTCCTCCTTGGCTTCACCCAGGCGCTCCAGCAATAGCCCGTGGCGGGTGTGCCACTTTACGGTAGCAGGCATGGCGAGTCCCTCCGGGTTAGCCGAGCCGCGCGATCGAGTCGATCTCGTCGTAGACTTCATTCTGATAGGGCCGGTTGCCGATCTTGCAGAGGACCTGCCGACCGGGCACCATCAGGAGGTTGAAGGGCTGCCCCTGGGCGTTCATGTTGAGGGCCTCTCGGAGCTGGCGGAGACCGTTGTTCTTGCCGGGGCTCATATCGAATCCGCCACTCGGATTGAGGTCGATGGAGAAGGAGAACCGGAGGTTCACCTTATCCACTCCGACCTGCTGCTGGACGGCGGGATTCGAGCTGAGATCGACCTCGACAGGGATATCGACGAAGGTATAGGACTTGGAAGAGTCCTTCTTCCCCTGGACGTTCCGGGCCTCGGGAGTGCCGAAGGTGCCGGGGAAGGAGAGGCCGCCGGGGATGGGCGGGCGGCGGGTGTTGGCCTCGGTGAGGGTCGCACCGAGGAACTGGGTGGGGTCGAAGCCGGATGTGTCGTTCATTGCTATCTCCAATTAGACCTTTACTGTGGGGGAGAAGCGCCCCCCTCGGGAGCGCCATTTATCGATGATCTGTTTAAAATCGGGAAGGATGTCCTCAGCCACCGGGAGGGAGCGAGTCTTGAGATCGCAGAGGGCGTTGGCCGTGGACCAGTTCCACTTCGTCCCGGTTCGGAGGCAGAGGATTACGTCAGAGAACATGGGGGGGATCTTCGGCGGGAGGGCCTTGCCGAGCGAAGAGACGGTGATTTTGCTCCCACCCATGACAAGATCAGTTTCCCGTTCGATGTGTGCGAGTAGCACAAAGTGGCACTTGCACCCGTCGCAGGTATACCGCAGAAATTTCTCCACCTGATCCTGGGCGATGCCCCAGTCCGGCTGTGATTTGACAGGCTTCTTACCTGTAACCATAGCCAGAGCAAATGCGCCAAGTCCCGTGAGCCCGTCGATGACGATAGCTCGATCAGGCCCCCAGCTATCGACAGGGCCAAACTTTGTTCCCGTACGTTGGTCGGAGAAGTCATTCATCACCTTTAGGACGTTTTCGAATTGGTTGTTCTGGGCGCGGGTGAAGTCCTGCAGTTTATGAAGAGAGTCCTGCGTCATGGAGCCGATCTGCTGGGCAGCCTGCGCGAGGTGGCCGAAGCCACCAGGGATAGCGATCTGCATGGTGTGCCAATGGAGATTCGGGGGGATGGGCTTGCTTCGGTCGGTCCAGTAGGCGACGAGGCTCTCCATGCCGCTTTCGAGGCCGAGGTAGAAGGTCTCGACTCCGCTGTCAACAAGGGTCCCGATGGAGAAGGTCTTTCCCGTGCCGGTAGCACCCTCAAGGAGGACATTCACTCCAGCCAGAAGGCTCGGCTCCAAGGATTGCTTCGCTGCTTCCGGGACCGAAGAGGGTATCGAGGAGGGGTTCTGGATTAGTGCATTCATAGGGCGAGTCTTCCTGTATTGCTCTGACGTGTAGTTCAAACTCTCTCTGAAGGAGAGCCACCGGCAGGTAGCGAATGAGGTCCCAATCCACAGTCCAGCTGACTCGATCATCGAGCAGCGAACCGGGGACGACCTCACCATCAAGGCCCTGCCGGCAGCCCTCACAGAATTGGCTCTCAATCCCGAACGGGCCGCCCTTCTCGGTTCGCATCAGCGCCCACACTTCGAGGCACTTTGGACAGACCTTGGCGCGGGAGTGGATGTGGAAGCCACGCGAGTCGTCGATCTCGGGACGGTCGATCGTCACGACAGGGCAGCCCCCGATTACGATATCTACCCTCATGTGAACTCGTGCGCTCCGTAGTGGCCCTCGGATCGGCGGCATCGCCGCCCCTTGAACATCCACTCGCACCGATAGGCGTGTGGGGGGTCGCACCGGCAGCCGAGCTGGTGGGTGCAGCCCGGCCGGCTGCGCCGGGGGTGGGTCTGGGAATAAGCGAAGGCAGCCACGGGGTCGAACTGGGGCTTCACAGCCGGGTTTCGACTCGGAGGACTGGGTCCCAGGAGCGGCGCTCGAAGTATTGCTCCAGCCAGGGGGTTTCGTCCTGGGACTTGCAAACGGTGCGGAAGCCGCAGCCGCCATACTCGGTGCAGGCGTGGTCGAGGTTATAGCGCCAGCGGCCTGTTTTCCAACAGGTCTTCATATCATCCAGCCACTCCAGCATCTCCGTGTACCAACGGGTTACCTCAAAGTCGGAGAAGTTGCAGATCGCTTCCTGCGTGTCGTAGCGCGTTTTCAGGATCGACACGCCCCGGACCAGTACCCCGCGAACGTCGAAGCCCAGTTCACGGAATCCCCAGGTATAGCCGAGGAACTGCCCACGGAGGTCCCACTGACGGGACCAAGTGGGGCCGAGGCTGGAGGTGGTCTTGTCGTCCTCAATGTAGTTGCCGCCGGCGTACTGGCAGATCATGTCGGCGCGGCCGACATAGAGGATAGGCAGGCCGGTCTCGGGGTGCATTATCGGGAGGGGGTGGGCGAAGCTGACCTCAATCGCCCGCTTGCCCCCCGGCATGAGGATGGGATAGCCGGCGGCGTTGGAGAGCGGATAGGCGTCGAAGTAGAACTCGAGAGCGCCGGCGGTGCGCTCGGCGGACTTGGCTGAGTCGGGTGGGCATTGGAAGGAGCCGTATCTCTGCAAGAGGGCGGCGAGGGCATTGGCCTCGGCGATCTCGGCGGGCATCTCCTGCTCGTAGAATTGCCGGCGGCCGATCTCCAGCCCGTGGGCGAAGGCACCGCCGGCGGTCAGGTGGACATTCGCGCCCTCCTTCGATTTCCAATGCTGGAATGAGACCTTGTAGGCGAGCTGTTGGCAGGACTTGAACATGGCGATCATGCTCGAGTCGACAGCCAGAGGGAAGGAGGGCCGGAAGGCATCCTTCATGCCCTGGCGGATCATCGTATCGACTTGCGAGTCTGAGGTGCTCATTCGGTAGCTTCCTGTGGTTGGTTCCAATTATCTGGGTCGCTCATGGCCTTGTCGCCGAAGAAATGCGGGCCGCAGAGACCACTGGAGGTGATGTAGCCGGAGGGGGTGCGGAGGCCGACGGCGGGTCCGCCGCCGCAGATGCCGCACTCGACCTGCCAGATGGCGACGTAGAGGTCATCCATTCTTCACCCAAAGCCAGCCAGCAAGGGCTTCGCGCGCTTGCAGCCGCATCTCGTATGCATCTTCCCCAGTAAATCCAGTGGAGGGTTCTGGATATTTTGCTATCCGTTCCAGCGCCGCGCGCAGCCGCTCGATCTCCGGCGCACGGCTGTTCCACTTCGCCAGTGCCAGATTGGCCAGATAGGCGCCGCAGTCTTGGTCAGAACACCCGTAGTGCGTCGGCCATAGCGCGCTTTCTTCAGCGCGCTCGCCGCAGAATGGGCATGCGAGCGGATTGGAGGACTTCAGCTCTGTTGGCTTGCTATCCACTGCTGTACCTCCTGCGCGGCAGCTAGGTACCGACTGCTCGGCGTTTTGGTGATCTCCTGCCCGGGCCGATACGAATCCCAAATCTCATCGCGCAGCTTCTTGGGCAGCTTGAACCAATGTTCCTTGCAGCCCCACATGCGCGGCGCGACGACTTTGGGGCATCCGGGCCAATGGCAGGTATGGTTCACGATTGGCCGCTCGATCTCTTGCACGGCCTCACAGTTCATGCAGCCTTTTCGCAAACGCCCGCAGGCTATCCTTGAGCGCCCCCGTATCAACTGGGGCGCGCTTAGCCTTGGATGCAGCCGAAGCGGCTTGGGCGCCCATGCGCGAAGCGCGGAGGTGCTGGAAGGCCTCAATCCAATCCTGAGTCGTCATCGTGCCGTTGGCTTGCTTGTCTCGCCACTGGGCGATGCGGTTCTGGATTTCAGGTGACTGTTGCATGTTCGACTCGGTCCTTGTACTCGCGCAAAAGCTTGACGATCAACGATTGATAAGCGCCGTGAGGCACCCTCATCTCAGTATCCGACCAAAGATGGACGTCCAGCCAGCCTCGAAGATCCTGCGGTATGCAGGTCTGGAGGCGGCTGGGGCGGATGATGTTAGGGGGACGTGGCATAGTCGTAGACGAGAACGGCCAGGACGGCGAAGAAGCTCCCTATGCAGATCAGTATAAGAAGGAGGGAGAGGATGTTGTCGCTATCGAGGCGCATCATATGCACTCCGTTTTATTCCGCTCAGCCCGAGGATCGGGCTTCGGAAGGAGGACTCGGTTCCGCCGGAGCCACTCCCGATTGCGGGCGACTCGCCGGCGGTGCAGCCAGAGAAGCAGTTTTCCGAGCACGGCGATCCTCCTCAACGACCTTGCTATCAATCCAGGAGCGGAGCTGATCCAGGTCGATATCAGTTTGGATGTGGGAGAAGTACCAACGGAAGCGGAGACCGTCGAAGCGTTCGTCGCTCAAGAGGCCTCGATAGAGATGCTTCTCGGCGAGGCGAGCGGCGTAATCCTCGGAGGTGGACTTGGCGAGGGACTTGCGCTTGAGGGCGGCCTTCGAGTCGCGGGCAAGGGCGGCGCGCCGGAGCGCGCGGTCGAGGATGCGGGAGAGGCGGTCTTTGGGTTCCATGAGTGTATTATATTACATATAATGGGCGGACATTTCAACCCAGACAATGTATCACTTGGGGAGAGCCTCAAGTCTTATGGCCTTGTGCCTCTGTTGAGTGGGTACTCTCACATACCGGATTTGAGGCTCTCCTACTAAAAGGAAGGGCCCCATCCGGAGCCCTCCTCCGCCGGCGGGGACTCGCGATCCGCCGACTCGCTCCGGGGGAAGTGGAGCTAAGCCGCTAGGCCTCTCAGAGACTGCTTCAGCGCACTCGTATCAACGTGGGTCGCCTTGGCCGCCTTTTCCGCCTCGATCTTATCCACAATTGGCTTGATCTCGGGGTCCTGCCTGAGCTGCTGCTTCTGCAGCGGCGTCCAGTCCTTGATATGCGCTCGGACCTCCTCGGCGGTGCGCCCGGTGAACTCCATCAGGGCCTGGAGAAGCACCGAGGTCCCGCCCATGCCGCCGCCAATCCGGGCCTTGGTCCATTCTCCCGCCATGAGCCGCTCGTGCAGCCGATCCGTCGAGAGGGCCCAATCGTCGAGGTCAGCCGCGTCCTCGCCGGCGAGTTCGTCGCCGTACTTCTGCAGCCCTCCGTGCCCTGCGTACTGCAAGGCAAGCGCAGGGTTGAGCGGATAGCGCCGAGTCGTCCCATTGCGGAAGTCGAAGCGGATGGCCGCCTGGGAGATATTAGCCTTCTGCTTGTCCTCGGGGCTGAGTTCATCCCAAGGAGTCTCCCCGATCACGAAGTCTTTCTTGAACTGCTGTCCTTTCTGCCCCTCTTTCTTGGGCAGAAGGAACTCTACCTTCCGTCCATCCTCCATCTCAACCGTCTCGGTCTCTCGCTTCGCTTTGGCAGTCTGCTGCCCGTTGGTTGTCTGTGCGGTCTCAGCCATTTTCTTCTCCTCACTACTGGTTGCCGAGCATTTGGAAATGGGCGCTCGGCGGTATTCCCATGTCGCTATGGATTGTACGCGCCCGAAACGGGCCGATCAATCCAGTCATCCATTGTCTTCCTCACCCTCCGGCTCGCTCTCGAAAGTCTCGTTGAAGCCGAAGGGAGAGGATTCGTCGTCGTCTGCCTGGAGGTCGGCGCACCAGTCAATCTTCTCCCCCCAATTCCAAGCCTCCTCCCCCTCCTCATGGGGGGCCTTCTTCTTCCAGGAAGCTATTACAGCGAGAGCGATGATGCTGAGGAGGAGTAAGCTGTAGAGGGGAGGCTCGGGGACGCCGGCGATCGG